TACATAACCGGCGTACCTCTTTGGTTTGTTCTTCACGATAATATGCGATATTATGGCTCTTTACAAAACATATCAGTAGACCACGTTGTCTTTACCGACAAAATGGTGCCGATGCTTTCAGTAGTCAACATTAGTTTCTTGAGATACCCATCAGGTGCAACTGTTGAGGATTACTTAAAGTCTAAAAACAAAGAAGATTCTGCAATACCTGAAGTTGATCCAAACGCAAGTAAAACTGCAAGCACAGGGACGACAACGCCATGATTGATAGAGTATCTAGGTATTACGATGGGCCTCTTGCCCAGGTTAAACATAAGTACACAAAAGAATACACTATTGCCGTATTTAGAAATTTTCCAGACGACGTTACCTATAAGTATGTTGACTACGTATGGAAAGACGGAGACTCGTTAGGAGAGCTTGCTAAAAACTTCATAGGTCACTCTAAATATTGGTGGCAAATTTTAGAAATTAATCAACTAATTTCTGACCCTTTTTCCATAGAACCCGGTACAGTAATAAGGATGCCATATGCTAAGTAATGGCCCTAGAAAATTTTTTCCTTGGGAATCTAGTGCTGAGTACAACTCGTACAAAGTTTCTTTTCCTAAAGCACCTGAATTTAAGCTTATATTAATAGGCGCAGAGTTGTATCAAGATAGGGATCAGCATGATCGCCTTATGCTGCATTTTAAAGGCAAGCCTTACTCTGACGGTACGGTCGTATCTTCAGGTGACCCAATTCAATTTACCTATAGTACAAATAATATAAAACAAAACTTTTATGGGTATGTGTACTCTGTTGAGCCTATAAATGAATCAGACGCTCAAAATACAAATATTTTATGCGTATCTGCGTCATACCTATTAAAAAATACAGACCAAAAAATTTATAAAAATGTTACCGCAGACCAAGTTGTTAAAAAAGTTGCCTCTAAATATGGGATGAAAGCTGTTACTCAAAGGCACCCTCGAGTGAGAAAAACTATAGTTCAAGCTGGACAAAGTGACTGGCAATTATTACGCCGCTTAGCTAAACAGACTGGATTTGCGCTAAGAGTTGAGGGCACAACAATTATATTTGTTTCTAAAAATAAAATTTATGCTAATAAAAAAGATCAAGCACCTTACTTTAACTATGTAGACAAAGAGCTTGGCGGGTCTGTTACTCGTCTTGAAAGAGCAATGGGTAGCATTATTTCTTTTGATCCAATAGTTTCAGATGAGTCTCCAGAACTGGGTTCAAGAGTAGACAGAATTATAACTGGGTATAATGAAAAAACAGGCACAATTATTGAAACAAAGCATGCGCTTAAAGACTTTCAATTTGAAGATAAAGGAATTGTTGTAGTAGAAGAAACTTCTGCAGACTTTAAAGCTTGGGAGGCCCTTCAATGACCTCTAAAAACTCTAGATTCTCTAAGGTAAACAAAAGTAATAGCGGATCTTCTAAAGCAGCTTTTACTAAGCATAATGTTTTTGAGGTAGCCACTACCCTTACTGAAAGTAAATATATTGCTAATGACTTTGCTGACGCTCAAAGATATGCATATAGAGCAAAAGTAAATTTAATTGGGGACTGCCTAGTTAAACCTTATGAGCCTATTTACTTAGATGGCTTGCCAGACGGAATGGATGGGTATTGGACAGTTCTTTCAGTTAAACACATATTTGGTGGAATTCCAGCAAAATATATGATGAAGCTGGAGGTCGGCACAGATATTTTAGGTCAAACTAATCCAGACGCTTATAAAGCCTTCTCAAAAAGGGACATATCTGGAGAACTTTCGGGACAAGCTATAACACCGGCTTTATCTACGCTCCAAGACTATTCTTTTGCAATAAATAACTCTACTTTAGAGCCTAACTACGGAGTCACGCCTCCAAGTTCTGTAGTCGTTAAGCCCTATAATGATCTGGGTCAAGATGTTGTTCCAGATTTTTCTATTATTAAACGCCCAGTTACTTGGGCTGCGAATGAGAGGGTTAGTTAATGATTATAAATGATCAAGACTATGGAATGGATCCTACAGGTCGATTTAGGTTTTTTGGTATATATGAGGCTAAAGTAGTAGACATAGAAGATCCTTTAAGAAAGAATAGAATTAAAGTAAAGATACAGCAGTCTACTGGTCAAGAAATTTCTGGCTGGGCTCGGTCTTGCCAGCCAATAACAAATATGGCAAATCACCCCGACCACCTTCCTCATTTAGCTTCTGAAGTGGCGGCCCTGTTGTTAGGCCACGGAAACCATAGCGCTACATTTACTACCTCTACTGAAGGAGACCCGGCCCATGCTCACAGCGTGACCGTTACTTTTTCCCATACAAACAATCATGCTGGAAAAACTCCTGATACAACCCATCAATTGACCCATAAGCACGATACAATAGAAAATACTACTCAACGATGGAATGATGCTCAAGAACAAGACTTAACGCCTAAGGGATTAGATATAGACCCTATAGCGGCTGGTTTTGGCACTAATAGATCTTCAGCCCCAGTTAGAGTGGCGGAACACACCCCGCATCGACTTATCCCTAAAGTTGGACAACTAGTATGGGTTATGTTTGTTGCGGGAGACCCTGAGTACCCAGTATGGATAGGAGTGCAATGAGCAGCGCTATAAACTACCCCTATACTTTATCCCCAGATGGGGCTGTAGAAATTACAGAACGAGCTAGTAAAATTTGGTTAGACCGCCTATTAACTCTACTATCGACAAATGTAGGACAACGACCAATGCTTACATCCTATGGCACAAACCTTATGCAAGCATTATTTGAAAACGAAAATGTTTTAGACACCTCTATAAAGCAGGCGGTAAGCACCGCGGTAAGAGTCTGGTTGCCAGAAATTAAGATACAGAGCATCTCAACTCTACTTCCAGAATATGGCGGGCAAGCTCAGGTAACTATTACTGTAATGCTTCCAGACAGTACAATAAAGACCTTAGATGTAAGTAGTGCACTATTCAGTTCTGATGGAACAGTAACGGCGGTTAGGTAATATGGCATACGACAGTTCAAATTTAAATAATATGGCCCAGATTGACTACACTTCTAGAGATTTTGCGGCCCTTAAGACTGATCTTATAAACTTAATTAGTTCAAGAACAGGTAAAGCTTGGGATACCGCAGACCCTTCCGATTTAGGCTCCGTTCTTGTAGAAGCATTTGCCTATATGGGAGACATAATGTCTTACTATATAGACCGAGTAGCTAATGAGTCATCAGTAGAAACTGCCGTAAAACGGGAAACTCTTTTAAATTTTGCAGCTTTGTACGGATACAAACCTTCTGGACCTACTCCAGCTACAGTAAACGTGCTTTTTACAAATACTAGCGCTGCCCCAATAGACATCCCTATTGGAACTCAAATAATGGCCCCATTAACATATGGCCCGTATACAGAAGTTTACTTTGAAACTACTCAGTCTGCGACACAGCTAGCTGCCTCAGCAACAATTACTCTTACCGCAAAAGAAGGTAAGACAGTAAATACTGATCGTCCCGACTTAATTAATCCAGTTAATAACAAGCCATTACCAGCAAGTCTTGGGTCGTCTACAGGTGAGTCAAGCCAAGAAATAATAATTCCTGACTTTGGCCTTGTAGATAGCTCACTTATTGTGTATGTAGGGCAAGGAGCTGCATTTGCTGCGTGGTCTTATGTTGACACTCTTTCTGAGTACGGCCCAACAGCCCTAGTGTTTACAACTTCTCAAAATGCAGATGGAAGTTTAACAGTTATATTTGGAGATGGGGTTAATGGCGCAGTTCCCCCTACAGGACAACTTATAAGTGCCTCGTATAAAACAAGTCTTGGTGCCGCAGGAAATGTGATATCTAGTGCTATCACTGAAGTTACTTTTATTCCCGGAAATATAGATCCCGAAGCAGTCTCTTATCTGTCTGTAACAAATGATGCTTCAGCTATTGGCGGAGCAGATGCGGATAGTTCAGATCAACTACGTACAAAGATTAAATCAGCAATTTCTGCCCGCAGACGTGCAGTAACCCTAGAAGACTACGAATTTTTAGCAAATCAAACTCCACAAATTGGTAGAGCTAAAGCAATATCTTCTATTTACAGCTCAGTAACTTTGTACATACAGACTCAAAATGATGGAACTAATACTCCCGGAATTGCGGGAGGATCACCAACCTCTACTTGGACTACTCTTCAAAGCAATGTTCAAAAATACTTATCTGATAAAATTCCTGTAGGAACAACATTAACTATTGTTCAACCTACATATGTGCCCGTATACGTATCTATGAACGTAGTTGTTGGGGCCGCCTTTAAACGAAACACTGTAAAACTAGATATTGCCAAGGCTTTTTTAAACGCCGGCGGCCTATTTTCTTACGAAAGTAATACTTTTGGAAGAACTATCGCCCTGTCCTCTGTTATATCAAAAGCAGCTGGAATTGCAGGCGTA